TGTGGTTCTGTGCTGTATTAATCTAACATGTAATCTACTGTCCTCTTTCATGAAAGTTTCTATGCCCTCTACAAAAGAGGATAGATAGGTATCCAAAGCAGACAACCTACGTACTTTGTATAAAAAACTTTCAGCCTTATCCATGTCTCTTCGTTTAGCAACCTCTTCTAATATTCCTATATTAGATTTACTAGTACTGAAGCCATGATTAGCTACCCAACTTGAGGCGGGTGGAGAAAATTTTAGTCCTGCTATTTTATCACTAGGAATATACAATATTCCAGAACGATTACATGCCTTACAAATACGTTTTGCTTTTCCTATAGTACCATCTTTCTTGGTAGCTAAATTATATCCTCTACCAAAACAAGCCTTACACTGGATGGCTGTAGTTTTATATACAATATTAGTATTACTAGTTACCGTCGATGTGAAGTTTTTCTTTTTCATATATGTTGAAAAGTTATCTGTCCATGTAGCCTTATCTTTTGGCTTACGACTATATATAACCATACTTAATTGTTCTGGTGATGCCAGATTAATTGGGGTGTCGCCCATAAGCTCATGGGTTTGTTGATCAAGAGACTGTTTAATATCCTGTTGTTCTTTTTTAAATTCCTGCTTAACTTGCAGTAGGGTTTGCTTATTAACTGCGAAGCCTCTGTAATATATTTTTGCTAACAGTACACATAACTCGTTGGTAAGACTGATTATATTTTGCAGAGATGCATACTCTTTACTAAACATTTTTCTACGTAAGCGATCTGCTAATTCCTGTGTAGCCTGTACATCTGCCATACAATATTCTAATAACTGATCACCATCTATATTATCTACAGATATACCTTTATTTAAATTGTCGGATAGAGTATCCATCTTTTGATTTTGTAAAGCGTAGTGTTCAGCCACAGCCTGTAAAGATAGGGGTTGTTTCATTGCACGTTGAAACAAATACTCTACTAGCATGGTATCAAACACAGCATTATCATACTTAAATCCTGTGTCCCACAACCACACTAACTCATGCTGTGCATTATGACATATAAGAACAGTGGCCTCATCAAGTTGCTTCTGTAAAAGTTCTTTAGCATTCTCCATACTATGTGTAGAATGCCCAAACCAGAAGGAAGATTCCTCTCCCGTATCTTTCTTTGTACATACTAAAACTAATTTATTCTCTGGTATAAATGGATCAAGAAGCACCTTACCAGAAGGTAATTTTGTAGCTGTATTTTCTACATCTATTGTTAGTTTCATATTATATTCCTTTATGAACTATATGTTGCAGTCTCTGGATCAAATAGGGTTATAACTCTCCCATGTTTTCCAGTAAGTTTATTTTTTAATACAAGCCAATGTCTTTCAGGACTTTCCTCCTCTTGTTGCCCCTCTACCATAGGTGTTTTAGTAATGCAAAACAGTACGTCAGCCTCACTAGCCTTGCCCGTCTTGCTGCCCTCTAACATTGACATGTTTACAAATACTTTTCCTTCTGCTTCAGCAGAAAGTTGGGACATAGCAAATATAACGCAACCGTATTGCTTGGCTATAATTCTGAATCTAATATAGGTAGCTTTCAGTTGTTCATGATGAGCAGTGTACCTGCCCTCTGGTTGAAACTTGTCTGCCATGTCTGCTACTACTATGTCGGGTTCGTATGCTTTAATTGCTCGTTCTACTCTATCTAAATCCCAGCCAGTAGCATCTGTAATTTTTAGATTATCTTTAATGGGATTAAATAAATCCTCTGCTTTCTTACGCTCCTTAATTATTTCTTTTATATCCATAGAACAAGCGGCTGTTAAATATCTAGCAGACACTCGCCCTGTGTCTTCCTCATTAGCAAGAACCATAACCTTTGCTCCTTGCTGTGCGAAACCATTTGGTCCAGCGCACAGATAAGCATGGCTACTAGTCTTACCTGTGTTAGGTCTAGCTGCACCAATAATAATCTGCCCCCTGTTTACTCCCGGCACTAACTGTGCTACTGTAGGTATATTAATCTTCCATTTAAAATTCAGTTCATTCTTTTTAAGTAGTTCAGTAATGTCCATATTTTCAAAGTGTACTTTAATGGACGGCATGAAATCCTCTTCCCGTCTATCAATGAACTCTGCTATTTTATATAGAGATGTAACCTCTCCGTTAGACATTTTAAATGCTACGTCCATCAACTCGTTCGCAGCATCTTCTCTATTCAATTCTCTTAGTACATCTTGTGCTATGTCTTCATTCAAGGGGGAACATGTTTCCATTTTATGAAATAGACTTTGATAAATATCTTTCTGTGCTGTTGTTAATGATGTATTAAGAGACAAGAACAACGCTTTTATATCTGAAGTATTAATACTATTTTCATAATCTAACATAGCCCTATCAATAGTTTGCTTTATATTACGTGTCTCTTTACTTCTGAATATCCTTTCTTTGGCTACGTTTTTGTTTGCATTATAAAATGCTCTATTGGTCAGAGTGCGTAACAGTTCTAGTTCCATCTATTTCTCCTTGTGTTAATTTTAATACTGCACTATTGACATCAACCATATCATACTTCTTGGCGTATTTCAAATCATCTTCTAGCTTCAGTGCAAAAATGTTAGTATGATATAGCGCCCCTTTTAATTCTGCTGTGAACTGAAGAGTTTTCTTTACGGCATCTGGATCAAGCGCCACTACAACCCCCCTATAATCTTTTAACTGTGCTATATGATTAGGCAACAAGGCTGTGCCTAGCAGTGCCATACCCACACAATTAGATATACCTGTAGATACAACTGCTGCTGATATGCAGTCCTCTACTACTACCGCCACCTCTCCTATGCCAGAGGTATAGGCATAGCTACTGTTACCATATCTTTTCCACTTAGGTAGCTGGCCTATCGCCAAGGCTCTGCCTGTTGCATCTACAATTTCATGATCGTGTATAACAGGAAATACAATTCTATTTTCTTTTACATCATAATGTAAATTATTTTTAATAGCATCTAAACCATAGCTCTCTGCCCATGTTGCTGCCTCTGCCCTTCCAGGGATAATGTGGCTGGGTAAAATAAATTTAGCAGAGATAGATTTTTCTTTTCTGTTTAGCATATCATTTACAGATACAGTAGTAGGAGAAGTACCTGATATAGAACACCCTGCTTTATAGCAATTGTAGAGAGTGCCATCTACTTTACGGGTAACAGTAAAAGTATTTCTACCATTACACATAGGGCAATCTCCTCTGTACCCCTCTTCCATCTGTAAATTCATATCATCTATATAGTTTTTAATATTAATCACATTCTTTCCTCTTTTATTATATGTGTTCATTCATCTTTAAATTTAACCTTACTTAAAAGTTGTTCTGTGCTCATTAAACTTCTTTCGTATCGTTTCCATTCTTCAATGTCCTCTATACTAAAGTTCCTTTTATTGGCGGCGTTACGTGCTTGCTCTGTACTTATACATACATAGGGCATTAAACTTTCTCTGCTTTTATGTCCGCTGTATGCCATTATCTCTGTGTCTGTAGCCCCATGATTTGCCAAGTCTGTAAGTACCGTGCGGCGTATATCTCTTAACTGTAAACGAGAAGAAAGTCCAGCAGTATTCATGATCTTTCTAAAGGTACGAGAGATACTGTGCTCACTGTAAGGCTCCAGTAAAAAGGGATGAGGTACTACCCACTCTTGAAATTCATAGACCTCCTTCTGTTCTTGTAGCATTTGTACTAAGGAATCAGATAAAGGTATACCAGGAATACGTTCATGTGTTTTCTGAATCACCTCTCGCATATATAATTTTTCATTAAGATCATAGTTATCCCATTGAGATAGCCTTACATCTTCTATGCGTTGGCCTATCTCTACGTTGATACGTACTAACAGACCTATGTTCCTCCATTTAGGTATACTGAATGCCGTTTGTAAAAAGATTTTAAAATCTTCTGATTGCCATACAGTATTACGTGGAGAAACCTTACTCTTTTCCACAAATCCCCAAGGATTTTTATCTAGATAATCATACTTAATTAATACATTCCACACACGAATCACAATCTGCATTGTATAATTTGCAAACCGTACATCGTTTGTATCTACATCTTCTATTAGCTGCCAATATATACATTGACATTTAGCTACATTAAGTGTGTCTATACATATACTACCTATAGAACCCCCCTCTAGCTCTGCTTCACAGAGCCTACGTAGTTGATAGGCATATTGATTGCGGGTCTTGTCGGACCTTAGTTTTATTTTAAACTCTGGTGTATCCTTATACTTTTCTACGGCGTCTTGTATTGTAATTATATCTGATTCCATTTTCTTCTTCCATCATTTGTTGTGTGTAAACATTTCCTAGATCAGGATAGTATGTTCCTACAGTTCTCTTAGGTATACCTTCATTATCATAAGCTAGTGCATAACAAATATGTTTAACTTTATTCTGCTGGTACTCTCCATAGAAATCGTCTACCCAATCTCCTGTTCTAAGATATCTTTGCATGTGCTTTACATATCCTTCATGACTTGCCTGTCTTGCAGTAGCCCCTTTGATCTTTTCTCTTATTGCTTTACGTTCAACAGCAGCTAAATCTTTTTGTGTGTCAATCCATTGTTTAATTTTATTAGGATGAAACCTATGTTCCTTCGGGAGATCATGTAAGCTCTCATGTAAATTAGTTTTACCATAGTTAGGAATCTTCTTGGCCCTTTCTGCCCTTGCTTTCTTTAATCTAGCTGCTGCTGCAGCCTTCTGTTCTTTATTCATTTTAATTCTCCGCTATATTAATAGGTGCCAGTTACCCGATTTCTTCACGCCACCTTAACATAAGAGTGGTCAGGAGACACTGGCAAGGCTTTCCATAATGCCGTTTAAAATATTGTTGCAACCAATATTCTCGCAGGTCTGTGTATAGTCCAACTCGACACAACCATTCCAACCTCTATATTGGTCACCAACTGCTTCCTGATGACAATAATCGGAGCA